TTCGGCTGCACCGCCGGGGAGTGTGTCAGTTTGTGCTGGAATAAGTATGGAGATCGAGTCCAACACATTAGCCTAAATGCCGCCTGTTTGAGTGGTGTGGGGCGGCTCCACAGTGCCAACGGGACGTAAGGGTTGCCCCCCACTCAAACTCAGAACGGTATATCGTCTTCGAAATCATCAGTGTCATCCGCATCGTTTGATGGACCGGATGGTGGTTCACTGCCGTTTTTCTTGCCCTCTTCGATAGCCGCTAAAACCTCAAAGCATGGAGGTATCACCTCCGTACCCTCATCGTTACCTATAATTTTATCTTTCATAAACCAAGGTAAGGTTTCGAGTATGTCACATTGTTTCTTGCTGTCTGCGTCTGACTTGTTCCTGTGCTCATTGCAGAAGGAGTCAAGATCGAACTCAACCAACTCATTTTGTGTGGGCAGTTGTCTGAGGTTCTCATCCTCATCAAACGCCTTGGGCGTAGAGTGAACGGACTTAACCTTCGCCTTATCTCCACTGGTTCGCCCCACGTTCAACTTGCAGCCTTTGCCGAGTAAGACACTGGGATCAAAACCCTTCTTCTCTTCATCACTGAAGTCTCGGTTTCTCCAAGCGCAGACATCTTTGTACAGATTGCTACGCTCATCGAGGCTGACGTTGTACTCTTTAAAGATCGACATCGCCTTTCCGTCAGCAGTCTGACACTCAGGCAGCTCCCAGAACACAAACAGTGAGTGCTTCTTCACTATGTCACCGTTCATGTTTTTATCATCTCTGGTTCCCGCATCCACCATTTTGTAACAAATAGCTTTATGCTCACCTACTGGCACTTGTTCAAAAGATCCACCCTCATCCGATGCCCCTACTGGTATTTTCATGTTGACACTTCCTTTTGTAAAAATTTGCTTTATTATGCACAAATATATTTTAGATGCAAATAAGAAGTGCCAATGAAAAAAATAAAGGGGAATTCGAAAGATTTTAGCAGACCGCTGACCCACCAAGTACAGGCAGACTTCGAGGGTTTCATGAGGGATAACGGTCTGGAACCCAAGCAACCATTGGCAGACATTGGGCAGTTGGGGAGAGGCAAGATAGCCAGCGGCGGCAAGATGAAAGACGCTTGGTACATCTTGTGGGTGAATGACGGCAGACCTTTCGGCTGGATCGGAGACTATACGATTAGCTCCGAAGAACCGATAGCTAAGTGGAACCCCACAAAAGGAGAGTTCTCCAAGATCACTAAAGAACAAATGGCGGCAATAGAAGCCGAAAGAGAGCGGTACGCCCAAGAAAAGGCTGAACAGCAGGATATGAGCGCGAAACGTGCTCAGGCGATCTGGGAGCGTTCTGAGGCGATTTCAAGCCATCCTTACCTAGAACGTAAGGGTGTAGAGTCATTTGGCATTAAACAGGACAGAGATGGGCGTATCGTCATGCCTCTGTGGGGTATGCACGATGGCAAGCTTAGGCTGCAATCTGTGCAGTTCATCAATGACGATGGCGACAAGATGCTGCTGAAGGGTGGGAAAGCTAAGGGTGGTTTTCACATCTTGGGCGGCAGAGACCTACTCAACAATGCTGAGACTATTGCTTACTGTGAGGGCTACGCCACAGCCGCCAGTTATCACAAGGATTACAATCAGCCAACCATCGTGGCAGTGAGTGCTGGCAATCTCATCGAGGTCGCCAAGACGATCTACCCACAGTTCCCAGACAAGCACCACAAATTCATAGCAGACTTTGATGACAGTAAAACGGGTGAGGTGGAGGCAGTCAGAGCTGCTAACTATATCAAAGAAGAAGGCGGGTCAGTCGAGGTAGTCAAACCGGAAGAGCTGGGTGATTACAATGATGCCAAGAATGCGCTGGAGGGAGAGTTAGTAGACGATAAGCCAAATATGACACAGGTGGAGGTGTACGGCTATCAGATAACAGATAAGGGCAGATACCTCGATGTAGCCCAGAACCTCAAGGGCATACTCATCGAGAAGAACATCACGGTTGATTGGAACGTAATCAAGAAGCGGATGGATATACAAATACCCACCAACGAACTCAACACTTCGGGTATGAGTATCATCACGGACTTAGAGGAGTCTTCGTCGGTCACAGCGATTGAGGACTTCTGCAACCAGAAAGGCATACCGAGCAAGCGAGTCATATACAACCTCAAGCTGGTAGCCAGAGAACACAACCCCGTCAAGGAGTGGATCGAATCTAAGCCTTGGGATGGCAAGCAACGATTGGACCTACTGCTTGAAACAGTCGATGCAGAGGACAACAACCTCAAAAACATACTGATGAAACGCTGGCTTTTGAGCTGTGTCGCCGTTGCGTGTTCACCCAGAGGTGCAGCTAGTGAGGGGATATTGGTCTTCGTTGGCAAGCAAGCGCTGGGCAAAACGATGTGGATGAAGAGCTTGGCTCCTAATCCTGAGTGGTTACTTGAAGGTGCCACGCTAAATCCAGCAAGTAAGGACAGTGTGAAGCAGTGTGTCAGCTATTGGCTGTGTGAGCTGGGAGAGCTGGCATCGACCTTCAAGAAGGCTGATGTGGATATGCTTAAGGCTTTTATCACAAAAGGGGATGATGAACTGCGGCTACCGTATGATCGAACATGGTCACGATACAGCAGGAGGACTGCCTTCTATGGTTCAGTGAATGAGCCACAGTTCTTGGTAGACAGCACTGGCAATCGTCGCTTCTGGGTGGTGAGAGCTAAGTCAATAGACTTCAGGCATGGTTTGAATATGCAGCAAGTATGGGCAGAGGTGAAGGAGACAATGTTCGATAGGGGGGAGCAGTGGTTCTTGACCAGCGAAGAGCGGCAAATGCTGCAAGAGAGTAACGAGTTGTTCAGGACGCAAAGCGCTGTTGAAGACCTAATATTGGAACACGTTAGGTTCGATAGTCAGGATACTAAGTCGGTGCAAATGACCAGCCTGTTGAGGGACTTGGGCATCCCACAGCCGAGAATGAATGACATCAAAGAGGCGGCGAGGGTGCTGTCTGAAAATGGTTGTGAGCCTAGACGCTCAAACGGTAAGAAGATCTACGATCTGGACTACACTCCTGTAGATAATTCAGATGAGAACTACACGCCTAATTGGAGCAACAAGTACGACTGACAGGGTATAGCTTTTTGGAGCGTGTTGGTGTGCTTGTTTTTATGAACTGTGTTTTTGTTAGCTTGTTATTGTAGACAAATGTGCAGTATTAGAATCACTGTTACCTGTACCCTGTTGTTTTTTTAGATAAGTCATTGTTATATAAGACTATGTTATAAGGGTAGTGTATAACTATATACTAATAAAGTTTTGTTTTTTATGTTTATGATTTAGTTGTAAGTAGTAAATCATAAGTGTATATATAAATAGTCTGGGGAGGGCTGTACCCTTACCCTGTACACTGTTTGGTTATGGAGGTGAACTATGCAGGAATTTGTATACAACTATGGTTTCGATGTTGAAACGAACTACAGACTGTGGAGAATATGCAACCAAGATGAGAGAGCGGCGTTCAACGAGCAGCAGTACTCAGAGCAGGAAGCGCGGAAAGTATTCACGGACCAACTGGAGAGCAAATGGCTCAAGGAGCATCGAAGGGCAGACCAAAGAAGGAGCGCCCTCAGTTAGCGTTAGCACCAACCGAGTTCGAGGATGATGAGGAGCTAGGACTCACCTCGATGCAAGTTGCCTTTGTGTGGCATTACACCGAAGGCGCTTGTGGTCAGACCGAAGCGGCTCGAAGGGCTGGGTTTAGTTTCCCGGCAGTCGCAGCATCAAAGATGCTCAACGGCAAAGATGTGCCAAAGGTTACGACTGCTGTTCGAATGAAGCAGGACGAACTGAAGCAGAAGTATGCGATTACGCCAGAGAAGACCGGGAGCTTTCTGTGGAAAGTAGCAGAGGAGAGCTTCAACTCTGGACATTACGCTAGTGCTGTCGCGGCTATCAAAGAGCTGAACCAGATGGCAGGGATATCGGTACACAGGTCGCAGTCCCTCAATATCAACGCGAACATAGATACGATGGACCGCAACGAGATTAAGGGCAGACTTAGGGCGTTGTTAGGAGATCAGACCGAGTATCTTGCAAAAGATCGATGACTAATATATTTTGCGTTTCTGGTTAAATTAACTTCGAAAACGCCGCCTCCCGCCCCCGC